TTAGCATGGTCTAAAGCAGCCTTATATGCCTCCCTTGCATTACTTACTCTCTCAGAAGCAGCATATCTTGCAACATCATATTTTGATCCTCTTCTTCCTGTAGAAGATGATTCAGATCGTGAACCTGTTTGAGCACCTGGTTGCATAGCAACTCCTCCTTGTCCCCACTTAGCAGAATGCTCTCCTTTTTGAGTTCTTGCAAAAGCATCACGCGTAGGTCTAAATCTCTGGTCAGGATCCTTAGTAGGTAAAGAAGAGAAATATGATGAAGCAGTTTGCCAATCACGACCTTTTTGCCTAGCCCCGATTTCAGCTGGAGTACCTACTTCGTCGTATCTCTGTTGTTGAATTTTAGCTGTTTCTGTTTCAATTCTCTTCATCGACTCAGCCATGTCTTGATAACTTTCTTGAGGCGCTAAAGTCTGAAATGTCTGCGGTGTAGTTGTATTGGGCATCACTACAGTTGGAGCTGGTGGTGCTGGAGGCCGACCCATGGTATTACTTTAATTTAACTTCTATACTGATTCTATCTGTCACAAACCCGTATAAATGCTGACCACCAATAAAAACAGGGGGTATAAGAACCAAGATCAACAACAACTCAGCATAAGTAATGGGTCTACGCATGATCAACAATATCCTTTCCTTAAGGAGTTTAGCGAACTTATATCTGATTTGCCAATGAAAGATTTAAAAGAACTAATGAGAACTCAACAAATATCCTTTGCTCAAGCACTATGGGAAGCAGAAAATTATGGAGGTTCAAAAGAGAAATGTAAAAAACGACTTGAAAACATATATGGCTCAAAATGGACAGAAATCACCTCTATTAAAGAGCATATGGCAAGTATTAGAGGGTATTATGAGCTTGTTTTAAAGATTGATCATAAAAAACAGTGGGACGATCATAGATTTTGGGGTAATATTACGGAAGATAAAGTTCTCTAATGAAAGTAGAAAATAAAGAGGACTGGGTGGATGTTTTAGACCATACTCATTTTGAATTAGATGAAGATGAGACTAATGTCTACGTAAGTTATCGGTTTTCCGAATTAGATATTAAATCAATAACTATAGAAAACTATGAGGAGATGTTATGTCCTTCTCTAATTGAACAAACTTCTATGTTTATTCCACCTTCTGGAAGTTTTGAAACACCTGATCTTAGACGTTATTTAGAATTGATTTGCAGTTATGAGACTAGTACAACAGATCTAGTATTAGGTTTATCTCTAGCAGATCAAATTCGACTAACATTTAGTGATATGAAAACTAGTACCATATGCGACAGATACCCAGAGATAAATTTAGCGGAAAAACGTAGATACCGTTGCGTTGCAGAATACTTAATAAGACAAGGAGAATTAACAAAACTAAGAGATGAAAATGGCAAATTAATTAAAAAAATTGGGAATATGCAAAAAGCTGTAGTTTTATATAGACCTTTACCTAAATTATTAGAGACTTTAAGAAAATCAGGCTTAGGAAATCTTGTAAAAATTGATAAAAAGAAGAAAGCTGCTGAGAAAGGTAAATCTTGATAAACTTAGACAGAAGCAAATTATCATGACAAACCGACGCAACAAGCTTTTAAAGCAATTAATGAAAGAAGCAAAGGGAGATACTGAAACTAAACTCTTGAAATTAACAATGGAACGTATATGCGCCGACATGTGCGAATATTATTTTAAATTCTATGCAAATGAAGGTCCAGGAGCAATGGTGTATGTTCCAGACGCTGAAGATCAGAAAAAAAGTATGTTTTATTTAACTGTAGATCACATGATAAATGCCTTAGACGATTTTAATAAAAGAGATATGGATGGAGTTGCAGATGTAATGAAAAAAGCAATCGCAAGAGCAGAATCTATAGATCCTGATAAAGAGTCACTATTTATTATTCAAGATAAAGAGAATATGTCACTTGTCCACTACAAACATGATTGTGAGGGTGCAAACTTTATAAAAATGTGAAAAAAAGAAAAAGATACTGGTCAGAATATAAAGAAATATTAGGACGAGTATCTCATTTAACTCATGATTGGTTAACTCCTGCTGAATATATACCTTATATATCCGCATTATTAGGTGAAATAGATTTAGATCCCTGCTCAACTCATAATGCAAATGCTCAATTTTTGAGAGCTAGGAAAATATATACATTAGAAGAAGATGGTTTAAATGTCGAAGACCCTTGGACAGGAAAAATATATCTATTCCCACCAACATATGGAAGATGCTCTTTTAGTAAAGATAGAGGGACTTGGAGATGGAGCCCTAAAGCAGGGGCAGGAGCTAAAGCACCTTCAATTATATGGTTTCAGAGATTAGTAAGAGAATGGAAATTAAGAAACATACCAGAAGCTTTATTCTTCTCCACATACCCAGAAATGATGAGAATCTGTCCTAATATGTGGGATTTCCCAGTATGTATACCTTATGAAAAGGTAAATGCAATACATGGAGAAGGTCTATTTACTCTTAAAACACCTATATTTTGGGGATTTTTTATTTATTTACCAAGATTAGATTATGGTTTTGACCAAGTAAATCAATTTGAATCAATATTTTCAAATATAGGAAAAATTATCAAGTAGCTTTATAAGGATTAGGCACACGAGCTTGACCACTTGGAAATGATCCTGTAGGCGCAACAATAATCCTATCTTCTGAAGCAAGTTCACCAGACATATTAGGACGTTTCCGTCTTCTCGAAATATATTCTTTTACAAACCTTTTTCCAGTAGAGTTGTCTACCGCACGTCGCACATTAGCGTAGCGATTGTCAATCTCGTATCCTCGGTTAAATTGTAGTCGCATACAGTTATTCTATTAGAAATGAATACCACTGATACAGAAATGACAGAAACGCAGAAAGCAATTGCAGCCGCATGCGATGACGTTAAAGAATTATTGCTCTACAAAAATGAAAAATATGGTGATTCAGCATTAAGACCATGCCGAATATTCAGTAAATCAACTCCTGTAGAGCAATTATTAGTCCGCATCGACGATAAAATAAATAGAGTAATGAAAGGTGTAGGACTTATTGATCATGATGAAGACGTCATAGTAGATTTAATCGGATATTTAGTATTACTTAAAATAGGATTAGTTAGCGAAAGAGAGAGGACAAAGTAATGGATTACGACGAAATAATGAAACACTACAGTCCTGAAATGCAGTTGATGGATGCTTTGGATTATCTCAGAGATCGACCTTGGGACGCGGCGGAGATCCTAGACCGCTGGGCTTCTCATTCCAATAACGAAAAAATCTCCGTAGAACCTCCCCAGAAGGATCCCAATTCAGAATCTTTTTCTCAAGATATTCAACTGCTTTCACCTGATTGGGAGCCCCAGTATAAGTCTCGGGGAGATTTAATAAGCATCTCTTACCCTGACAACGATGCTTGTAAAAAGTAGGTATCTCTTTGTCTGCAGCAAGATAAGTATCTAATTCAACTCTGCGCCTATCAACCATACTGTCGCCCCCACAACGCCATATTGGGTTGATATATGGACTCCACTCTCTTATTATTTTTGATTTAGATGCGTGACTATTTATAAGATCTCGTAGATGGCATGTTTTAAAAGACTGAATACCTATACTGTAAGCAAAACTAATAACTGCAGCTCTCTTATTAGGATTTAATGGAACGAATATGTAATCTCTTACTGAATTAGAAAACTCTTTTAAGTCTTTAGCAAACTGTTCATCAATCTCCTCTCTAGTACATTTATCTGTAGCTTTTAACCACCTACCATTTAATTGCGTACTGCCATAGCCTATTTTCCATGTGTTTTCACCATAATCTTTATACGTCGCATAGCGATCAAGACCAATAGAGGTACGTGGAACAGTATATAAACGAGCTAATACTAAAGCTTTGTCAGTAAAAAAAGGGTATTTAGTTTCCTTATGGGACGACAACGTTACCGCCGTAGCTTACTTCAGAATAACCATCTAATTTAAGCATTACAACGTAATTTTTGGCAGCGTTTGTAACATTGACAGCTACAGCTCCCTTACCTTTACCAGCTTCAGCAATATTGCAGAATTTTTTATAACCAGTAGGGGCGCTAGTTCCTGTATAAGAGTCTTCTTGGAAGATCTCTACTGAAATAACTGAATTAGAACGATCAATATTAACTATATGGTTACCAGTACCAGCAGGATTTATACGGAAAGCCCTAACTGCTTCTCCTCCATTAGAAGTAGAAGTGGGTCCTAAGTAAGTAAGTTCGGAAGCAGAAGCGTCCTTCTCAAAAGTATCTAAAGTGCCTGAAAAAGTGCGGGTAGCCATGGGAATTAAGAAATCTGACCGACAGTGGAGAGGTTGAATTTTATGTTTGCATCGATACCATGATCTTTAAGAATCCCAAAGAACATCTGTTTATCAAGTGCCTTTTGATGTAGCATCTCAATGAAAGCTTCCTCCAATTCATCTCTATCAAGAGTCTGAATTGCTAAAGAAGCTGCGTGAATTGAGAATTCTACGTCAACTGGAAGCTCTATTGCATCCATAAATAGCTATAACCTTATACATATCTTACCAACTCTGAACTGAGAGGCAATAAAACCTAGAATTTTCGACGACCTAACATCACAGTACCAAAACCATGACTGACGCTATACATCAGAATAAAACTTAAAGCAGCAATTTCCACTTGAACAATATTGTGTAACACTTATATTGTAAATCTACTGAGTCATAAAGATGATTACAGAGGAATTAACAAAAAGATTTTTAAATGCAGCAGTAACGGGAGCAAGTAAAACTCAACTTATAAGAGCTTTTAAAAAATATTATGAACTAACAGATGATGAAATGAACGAAATAATTGAAATATGCGGTTTTAAATCAAAACCAAAAAAAATTAATTATAGAGATTTTTATAATAACCCTATAACCAATAAAAGTAAAAAATTTAAATATCCATTCACGCAAGTTCATTACATTGACAATTTTTTAAATGATAATGAGTGTGATGAATTAATAGAGTTAGTTGATAAAAATCTTAGACCTTCAACTGTTTCAGACGAAGAGGATACCAACTTAACTTCAGATTATAGAACAAGCCAAACAGCTGATTTGTTCTACTTTAATAACCCTATTTACTTACAAATTGACAAAAAAATACAGGCTTTAACAGAATTAAGTCCATTCCAAGGAGAAACAATGCAATCGCAAAAATATGAAATTGGTCAATACTACAAAGAACATTGGGATTTTTATTTTGGCAGAAAAAACGAATTTAAAGTTTATTGCGAATGGATGGGACAAAGAACATGGACAACAATGGTTTACTTAAATGATGTAGAGGAAGGAGGAGAAACTTATTTTAAATTTCTTAATTTAAAAATTAAACCAAAAAAAGGACTATTGCTTGCATGGAATAATCTATATGCAAATGGACTACCAAATTATAAAACTCTTCACGAAGCACTTCCTCCTACAAAAGGTACTAAATATGTAATAACAAAATGGTGGAGGAGTTGGAGTTTAATCTAACCATTTAATATGTTCTTCTGAATAATCTGCTGCTGATTCTCCATCTGGTAGCTCCATCCTAAACGAATTGGTTTCTTGTATAGCTTTCTCTAAATCCCATGCTCCTTTATTTCTCCATTCTTCATATTCTTCTCTATTGAGAAAATCAATATAACCTGTTTTTTGCTCGAAAAGACGTACTCTAACTACCATTAGTTTTAATCAACCGGTGTAGTCCATAGAAGCTCTTAGGTGCCATTGATTCTTTTTATGTACGCGCCCACGATCAGCAGCTAAATCTTGAGTAAGCTCATCACCTACAATGCTTGACATCTTTGCTAAATCCTCAAAATAACCAGCCAAGTCGTCATGAGCATTGCTTAAATCTAAAATTATTTTTTCTTGATCAAAAACATCACTCATGTCCACTGGTCTTATACGGGAAGATACCAAATCCCCTACATGTAAAGGAGTCATACAGTTAATTGAACGAATATGTTCTGCTACTTCATCTATACCTTCAATCATCTCTGATTGAATATCATTTGTTAATTGATGGAGAGGAAAAAATTTAGAGCCAACTAGACCCCAATGTACAAGCTGAGTTTGAAGATATACATGAACTGAATCTCTTAAACACTGGACTAAATGATCGTGCGTAATCTGCACGTCAGAAGTACCTGATTCGCTCATAGTGATTAGATTTTAAGAATTCCAGCCCTTACTTTATCCTGTATAGACTGTCCTTCTACACCTTTTAAAGCAACATCACCAGCACCAGGTGTCCTTTCACGTTTCAAATCTTCTATCATTAAAGCAACTTTTGTATCTAAAAATTCTTTAGGAGTAGGGTTAGCTTGAGGATCCATAATCAGTATATTTCTATAAAAAGAGATTTATATTCCATCCGATTCTAATTCAAGTAACAACTCGTCTTCAGAACAGTCATATTTAACTTCTTCAAGGAGTCTTAGTAAATAATAGTGTATTTTGCCCGTTACCCATTTAAGGTCATCCTCCTGTACGTCGTGAAGAATAGAACTTAAAAGTAAATCCTTCGAAGGGTAACGAATATGTTCCGCTAGTAACTCTAAAGCTTTATATCTATCTTTCGTGAGTTCAGGAAACATGGCTATGGCTCTTGCACTATCTCCTCTTTTTGTTGTTCAGATTGCTGTTTTTGAACTTGTATAAGTTCTAAAGCACCTAGAACTTTTAAATATGTGTCTTGCAAAGTTTTAAGGGCAGCTTCATGAGACCTTATATCACTGGCTACAGTAGCCTGCTGGTCTTGTAACTGCTTCTCTAAATCTTCAAGCATAATAAGTAACTACTTGAGTTAAGTATAGCGTCTAATGCTTTGTTTGAAAATAATTAAATAATACGGAAATTCGACCAAACACGCCCAGATGCACCTCCTTCGTTCATAAACCTTTTATTAAAATTAGTAAAGTCATAGTGGACATTTTTTCCTGAATTTGGATCTTTATGAAGCCATAAACCATTAACTAAATCGAGACATCCAAATGGGTCCTGAGCAATCCAATAGTTATCTCCATACCCTGTAATTGCTACATAATGAGGTACTCCTACTGGCTTAGAAAGTGGTCCTCTAATAAGAAGACCTACGACAGCAGGTAGCCCTTTATCTATAATTTTCTTCACATCTACATCATCAGAAGATAGCGAAAAAGTAACATCCGTATCTAGTTCTCTTAAAGCTTTAGTATTTGCATAACGAGAAGGAGCTTTACCATACTTATTAAGTATAGATAAGTAGTTATTATGGCTATTAATATTAGGTGTATTGCAATATTTTAGACACATAGCAATAGAAGCAGATTGAGATTGCTCCCAACCTTCGTCATCCATTACCCTATAAAAATAAGGAAAATGAAGAAGAGATTTTTCTTTAGGTTTAATAGGTTCACCATCTAAACCTTTCCAATCTTTATTTACTACCCACCATTCACCTAATCCAAATCCTAACTTTAAATAAGAATGCTCATCAGTACGTTCTAAAATCTGACAACGATTGATTGTACGGCAAGAGCATACTTGAGCTTTATCTTTAGAATCTAATATGTCAAGAGGTTTAGGAGACCTCTTCAACCAAGTATTTGAAACTGATGTGATGTGAACCCAAGGCATCACTAAAGAAGCTAAACAGTAGGTTTAATTTCTGAATCGTCAGCAGTAGTAATTTTAATAGGAGCCTGCTCAATACGCAAAGTTTGAGTTGGTCCGTTTTGAGAAACTTTATCGATTAATCTTTCTAAATCTTCTTTAGTAATTTGACCTAAAGAACCATTAGCTTTAGCTCCATCCATTTTCATAGTTCCATCACCTTTTTTAGACGCTGTTTGGAGTCCAAAACTCGCCAAAGCTCCTGTAAACACTGAAGCTACGAAGGTTATATCTTTAGGCGCTTGAGCACCCATTCCTGGAATTTCAATGTAATTTAGTGAAATTATAAAACCAGACCAAACAACTACACCAAGTCTGACAAATGTTGATAAAATTGCTATTTGCTCTTCTTTATCGTCCAAACCTTCTTTTAGCTTAGAAAGTAAACCTTTCTTCTTTGCTTCTTCTTCTGATAATTTAGAAGATTTTTCTGTATTTTCAGTCATTGTATAGTTGCATTACCTACTAAGTTTACCCTCATGTAAACTTACATTATGAGATCAAATTGTTAAGAAACATGTGGAAATTAATTCCATTATTATTTGCATTTATTACGCCTAGTGTAAAAGCAGATCTTGTACACCGTCTATCAACAAGTACACAATTAACTGTCAATGGAGCAGCAACAAGTGCTACTAGGCTTGGAAGTACATATACAGTTTCAGGATCAAATATTAAAGTTGATACTTCAAACAGTGGTCATTTTGGCGCATTAACTGCTGGTAGTGCTACTGCTGCACCAACTCTTGATGTTGGTACATACGATATAAATACTGCAGGCAGCGCTTTTTCGTTCTCGGAAAGTTGGACTCAAGGAGACGCCATAGCAGCAATGGGTGCAGGTGTGGACGTGACCGCCGGGGTGGTCGCAGACATGCCTGCTTATGGCACAACTACAACGCAATCTGGTGGTGTTGCAGGTAGCTTGGCAGGTACGATTACTAGCGCAGGTGTAGTAACAATAACCGCTGGAGGCGCTGGTACGACTGCGACTGGGCAATTCGTTAGTGAGATAACAGTCGGCGATTAAATATATTATGAGACGTCTATTAACGCTCTTATTATTTATATTTATTCCTGAAGCTAAAGCAGTTCCTGTAATTCCAAATTTCACTCAGGGTGGTATGACCTCCCATACAGAAACAACATCTAAAGTAACTGAGACAATAAATTCCATAGATTATCAAACAGGGTGGCAGTATACTGTGACCGGGACGAATGTTGAGCATTCAGGTTCAAGTATCTCACCAAGCTCAGTTACAGGTAACAGCAACACGCTTCAAGGTGTCACTTCTACATGGACAGGTCTAGACGCTGCAAACAAACCAAACTGGACAATAACAAATCCTGGTGGAAGCTTTCAATTTACAGAAACATACAGAGCTCCAGGGATGGTCAACCAGACAATAATTCAGAGAGTCACCGAGATCCAAAGCGTGACCGACACAACAT